GACCCGAAGGAAGATACTGCCAACGAATGGGGTATCACCATTACTGATAACCCGGCTGTGCTCTATCTCCAGAAGTTCCAGGAGTCCAAGCGCGATCGTGATATCAAGTCGGTAATGGGTGCTGAGTCTTTCGACAACATCATCTCGTCGGCTATGAAGTCACAGTCGCAACGGGATGCTGAAGCAGCCAAAGCTGAGGAAGAAGAAGCCAAGAAGGGGGGTAAGGACAAGAAGGAACCTAAGGAACCTAAAGCTACCAAAGATAAGGTTCAACACGCTACTACTCAGAACCTGACTGAAGACCAGTTGAATCACCTGAACGCTACTGTGTTCAAGTCGCGCAACATCCGTTCTCAGTCGTTGCAATTCATCAAGTCGAATGACTCGTTGAGCGTAGCGCCTTACGGTCGTGGCCTAAGCTGGCACATCCCTTCTGAAGCGATCTTCCCGATCCACTTCAACGGCAGTAATGGCAAGATCGATGACTACATCATCCTGCTCGACCCAGAAACCGGTGAGTTCCTCAAGAACACTGATGACCCAGAGTTCTACCAGTCGCTGGCGAAGAACAAGGACGGTATCGCCAACAAGAACAAGATGGGTAGCGATAACTCGCTGATCTCCAGCTTGCGTGCGGTGCAGTCGGGTAATCCTTGTGACTTCGATATGTCGGAGTTTGCGGACATGGCTCAGAAGAGTATTGTTCGTCAATTCATCTCTGCTGTTTATAGCGACAAAGGCAAGAACATCAGCATCACGCTGGATGAGGAGGTCAACAAGATCTTCCTGTCCCGTATCTTCAAGAAGCAAGGTGTTCGTTGTCTGTACGTACCGGGTGAGGCTGTCTCGTACGGTGCTATCAAGTACAACCGTCTGGGTGTTGGTCAATCCCTGACACAAGCTGCAAAGATGCACATCGCACGTCTGGCTGCTTATGACATCGCCGATGCCTTGGCTAACCTGGAAGCCGCTCAGCCTCACACCGAGATGGTTATTAACATCGAGAAGGAGGACTCGGACCCAGAACAAACCATTGCTATTGCTCGTGCTACCTTCTTTGACACTAACCCTAAGCTGCACTCTATCCTGTCGACGGCTCAACTGTCGGTTCCTCAGGTAGTAGATGCTCTGCGGGAGGCGTCTCTGTCGGTTAAGGTTAACGCAGGTGACAACGTCCACTTGCCGACGCCGGATATCAGCACGCAGGGTAAACAGAAGGATAACTTCCATGCTGTAGACCAGGACAGCCGTGACGCGGTAATGAACTCTATCTCCAACTACTTCAACCTGCCTCGTGCATGGCTGGACGTATCAGACGATCAGAACAACTTCAAGATTGAAGCGGTTACTGAATACGAGATGGTGTTTAACCAGGCCATTAACTGGCAGGAAATGATCTGTGACTTCTTGATTGACTTCCAGCGTAAGCACGCTCGGGTTAACGGTCCTCTGATGCAAGACCTTGTTCAGTGCATTCTGGACAACAAGAAGCTGTGGGTTCCTGACAGTAAAGAAGCTCTGGAAGGTACTGACGAGGATAAGGTCAAGGTTATCTTGGCAGACTTCTTTACCTCGGTTTATTGCTACCTACCAGTGCCTACCAGCACGGAGTCGACCAACAAGCTGAAGGATAGCTTGGAAGCCGTAACTGCGCTGGTACAGTCTTGGGAAGAGGCTGCGGGTAACAACGGTGTACTGCCGATGATCTTGAAGACGCTGAACATCGAAGCTGAAGACTTTACTGCTGATCAGATCAAGTCCATGGTCAAATCAGCACTGACGACTGAAGCCTTCCGTCGGTTTAACTTGCCGATGCCGTTTGATGACATTGTTAACGAAGGTAAAGGTGGCGGTATTGCATCGTTTGTACAGCAGATGATTCACCAACGTGTGAACACTGCGACCTTTGTGGCAGATCTCATCGACGGGATTACAGACTCTGACAAGAAGCTTCAGAAACAGTACGTAGATAAGTTGGCGAAGAAGCTTGCACCTCCTGAACCTGAAGTTCCTGAAGGCGAGGAAGGTGATAACGGACTACCTCCTGATGACGGTAGTGGTGGCGGGGCGCCTGATGACGATAGCTTGGGTGGTGCGGGTCCAGATGATACGGATACTGATGCACCGATCCCTGATGACGACGCTCCTCCTATGCCGGATGACGATGCGCCAGCAGCACCGGATGACGATACAGATACACCGGAACCGGATGCAACAGATGACGAACCACCGAAGGACGACAAGGCACCGGGCGGGAAGAAGTTTGACCCGTTCAGCGCTAAGACTCCAGATTAAGTAGCAAAAAAATAAACCGTTATAACTAACCCTCCACTCCTTTGCGGGAGTGGAGGGTTAGCCTTATGGTTGCTTACTGTGCAGCAGGTTCGTCAGTCGCAGGAGCTTGTGCTTCTTGTGCAACTTCAGGAGCTGGTTCGGCTACCTTTTCGACTGGGGCTTGGCTAGCAACAACCGAAGCACGCAGACGATCGGCCATGCCAACCAGTGACATCAGAACGGATTCACCATGTTCAGCGCTCAGGACTTCTTCGAGCTGTTCGAGGCTGCTGATACCGTCGAACTTGGCAACCAGGTCAGCATCGGTAGGACCGGCAGCCGGTACTTCTACGACGCGCTCTGGACCAGGAACTTCAACACGTACTTCTGGACCTGGTACTTCTACCTTGACCGGTTCGATGGCAGCCAGTGCACGAGCTTGTGCATCGGCAATGGCGGCGCGCAGGGTTTCTACGTCGATGGCTGGAGCTGCACGACCCAACAGGCCCTTCAGGGTGTCGCTGAGGTCTTGCAGGGTGTTGATCGCGGCCACTTCAGCCAGAGCTTCGTCGTTGGTCAGCAGATCAGGGGCTGCTGGCGCAGGTGGTGGTGTGATGGAGGCTACGGCCACTTCGATCAGACGGGCACGAACCAGTTCGATCAGACGAGTACCGAACGGCAGGCGGACGTTTTCGAAACGCTTCTGACGTTGGCCTTCCTGAACCAGACGGTGCCCCGCCAGGTGTTCAGCTACATCGCCATTGGTAAGGTGTTCGAACTCTTTAAGGATACTCATTGGTACACTCTCTTTGGTTACGGTGGGATGCTACAAAGGATGTTTTAAAACAAAAAATTAAGGGAGGTACTACCCCGCCTAGGCGGGGTAGGTATTACTCGTTTTCCAAAATTTCTTTGGTGGCGGTTTTCTTCGCTACAAAGAAGAATACTGGATACTGGAAACGTGTTGGCGGGGAGCTATTGTTGATTGCCTTCAGTACTTTATTGCCTTCTTCTGGGAATACGACCATGTGATCGTTAAACGTTGCGTCCTTGCTGTCCATTGCCGCACACTGTACACCCATAACTTCTTCGAACATCTGCTGTGCAGTTAGCAGAGGCGGCCACCACTTTGGATAGCAGCCCTGACAGTACATCTTGGCCATCAGATCGTGTACGTTCTTAACCAGCTCGTCTAGTTTGCTTTTGGCATAGCAGCCGTCAAGTGGGTGAGTGAACGGTGTGCGTGGCAGTCCATCCGGATAAAGTTTCAGCGTGGGGCGCTCGTTTCCTTTCAAGCGTTTCTGGATCTCTTCAACAAGCTCTTGCCCACGCGGTGTTTCGCAGCCATTGAATACCGCTGGGGTGATGTCGCTGCGGGAGGTTGTGTAAGCACCGAGGAGGTCTGCCAGGTCTCGGTCGGTCAGGTTCTTGAAGTCGTTGTCTTTCATGGAATACTCTTTAATGAATAGTTGGCAATGGAGATTGCTGACTCGAAAAGAGATAGACTGGGTCAGCAAGGTGATTATCTTTTGGTTTAAGGAGGATGATCCAATCCTTGAAGGGCTGGTTCCTGTAGAAACTAGCAAACGTTCTAGGCAGACTCTCAGGAGTTCCTACGTAGAGGAACGCATGGTAATTGTCGAGAGTATTTAAGAAAGCAACCTCGCTTACTACAATAGTTAGCTCAGTGATAATATCTTTGGTGGAGCGGATATCGGCTGGCCAACCGTCTGCTACAATTGTACCTTGAATGTAATCGAGGATCTGCTCGATAACAGATACGCCCATGACAGCGCGCGAATGTAATTTAAGAAGCATGGCGAGTCCCTCTTAGAGAAAAAATAAAGGAGCGATGCGCGCTCCTTTATTTACCGCCTAATTACTTAGGCTCGTTTACAAAGCAATCAACGATCGAGCAAACTGTGCTCGCTACACCAGCGCCGAACAGGCCGGACATGGTGCCACTGATGATTTTGCCAGTGGTGTTGATTTCTGCTGCACCCCACAGAGTACCAACTGCGTAGCCTGCCACTGCGCCGCCCAGACCACCAACGATGCCGCTAGCCAGGGAACTGCCTTGCGATACACATGCTGCTGCGCCAATTACTGCACCAGCTACGCCAGCGATCTGACCTACACGTACGCCATCGTCACGATCGCCACGCAGGTATTTAGCCAGGGCTGCACGGTCTGCTGCTGCTTGATTGAAAGAAGTCATGTTTGTTACTCCCAAAGGTGTTAAGTATGAAAGACTTTATTGTCTTAATCACCCAAGTAATATAGACGTGAGATTTGCTGTATCTTAAAAAAAAACAAAACGCGTAATAGGAGTAACCTACCGGGTAGCCCCGGTAGGTTACTTACCTTAAATACCCGTACAGATATTTAGCACAGTGACAGCAGGCAAAGCGGCTTGTCGTGCGAAACGAAACGCAGTGTAGCAACGTTGCGATCGATGGTAGAGTAACTGAACAACCACATGCCACCACTTTCAGTGAAACGCAGCAGTTTGTCAGTTACCATTACGTCACCATCTTCACCCATGGTTTCGTCGAAGCCGTCTTCAATCATCTTGAAGTATTCCGGCCACTTACTGCGCTTGATACGAACCGGCGTATTGGCTTCGGTGTAAGCTGGACCAGTACGCTTGTTGATCACGTTAACATACATCTGTCGACCAACAACCAGTTCCAGCTCACCTTTAACCAGATCGATAGCAGATGGTTCTTGACCTTCAGCCAGCGTGTACGGGTTGATGAAGTCGAACATACGAACCGACTCGTTGAGGTAGTTAGCCTTGTCGACTTCTACCAGGTGCAGCATGGTTTCTGGATCGCGTTCTTTCAACCAGTCAATCAACGGACGGTAGTCGGTCAGGATGTTGTTAACCGACAGATGACCTTGACCATTCTTGTTCGGGTTGTAGCCCGCACAGTTGATCAGCCAGTTGTTGATCACCTGAGTCAGATGACCACCGATGAACTTGATCAGACCAGGATCTACCTTGTTCTGGATCTCGTAACGCGCTACAGCAGCTACAGCATTAACGAAGCTTGCACGATCAGAGTTGTCCTTGAACAGGAAACGCAGATCTTCATACAGCAGGTCTTTCTCTTCTTTCGACTTACAGGTGTAGGTATCCCAGTTAACAGCCTGGAAGCCTACGGCGTTGATCTTGGTGAACTTGGACGTCAGACGGGTATTGATCGTATCGATCGTGGATATCAGTTGGCTGCTGGAGTTGCTGACAACAGGTTCGTTAACAGCAATAACCGGAACAGCTTGTTCCAACTTCTCAACCGTTTCGATTGGAATGTCCATGGTTTTCTCAACCACAACATCTGCCAACGGATAAGGTTTAACTACCCAGGAGTCATCCAACTCATCTGGGTTTTCCAGCAACGGCAACAACTTAGCCGGGTCCGTGAGGACACTTTGCATATCGAGGCCCTCTTTACGGACGATAGTACTGAACCACCCGCTGTCGTTGTCAAGGTCGATGATGACAATACGGAAGCAGTCCTTGAGAACTGTTTCTTCTGCCTTCTGTTCCTCGTGCCGGCGGTAGGCGTGTTGAATCTTCTTCCAATCACTCTCCGGAATGAAGTAGTGGTTGGGTTTACCGATGTTGTAGAAGAACCGGTTGAGTCGGAACTCGCCGCGGTTACCGGGGTTCAGATTGTTAAAGTCCTGACGTACCTCATCCCAACTTTTCATAACCTCACCTCCAATCATTAAAGATCTATCTTGAGGGGGGCGCTGGAACTGGCCCCGGTTGCTAGCATTGCGGTTGATCATGTCGTAGATATCGCGCATGCCTTCATCCTGGAACGCAGCTGACGTCGCGATCTCAGGCTCAAAAGAACGTTGCACGTAATCAGACGCCGGACCATAAAGCATGTTGTAATCGGTGCGGGTAGATTCTGGACGTTTGAACTCCAGGTTGTTGTATGGCGATGTCTGACCGAATACGTCATACACAGCAGCAGCGGCTTCCTTAAAGTTCTCCAGGTTGCTAATGCGTGCCTGGATAGCTTTGGTCAACCGGTTGGTGTAACGACGTCCGTTAGGAGACTTCATCAACCAGTTAATCATTTCGAAGAACAGCACGTTACGACAAGCGATAAATGCCGTGTTCAGGTATTCTGCTTGTTGCAGCTGATCACGGTTGCCGTTGCGCAGCAGTTCGATTAGGCCCTTACCAAAGAACGGCATGGCGTTGATCGCAATGATGCGTGTGAACTCGTGCTGCTTGCAAACGTCTTCGATGTATGCGTTACGGATCTCATCAACCTGCTGCATCTCGTTCATGCGGAAATCTTCACGCGCTTTACGGTACTCCTCGTAGAAGGGACCTGCACGGTGATAGATCTGTTGCAAGAACATTTGCATTGCCCCAGCCACCCGGTCAATCAAGTAGGCGTTGCTGGTTGGATCATTGTCCTGGCTGGTACGCAGCGAGCGGAGTGCATCGTCCTCGTAAAGACTACCACCCGTTGCGCTCCAGTTGAACCCACCACCGGTTGCAGTGTTGGTGTTGTTCAGGTTTTGCGACATGATGTTGCGGATCACATCACCTGGCGACATCTGAGCGTTAGTTACGCCCATCTGTTGCTGGTTCATGTTGTACCCTGGGCGGTTCATCGGATTCATCGGATTATTATCCGGAATCTGTACAGCAGCTGGGTTTGTTGGTTTAATCATTACACACTCCTAACACCCCCTGTATTAAGCAAAGGGCTCGCGGTAGCGTAGGCGTTTATCAGTCTTCTCAAACAACCACTTCAGCGATGGGTCCAACGCTGTCGTCTTGCCCTGAATCAGATATACACATGGATTGAGATAGCCTCGACCGTCCGGATAGGGTCCAGTTACCCGGAGGAAGCTGTTGACAAATGCAATCGAGGCGTGGGCCTTGCCTGCACTGTCCGTGGTATCAAACTCTCCACGTTTCTTCGCTTTAGTCGAATTCGTATAAACACGATGCTGAGGCATACAACCCAACACATAGTCCACATACGGACAATCGGTTGGCGTCGCTTCCTGAATGAGATTGGTTGTACGTGAATTGTCAATCTCCTTAATGTGAAAATTGTTAGTCAGGAAACGAGCAACCTTTTTCTGGTTAAGCTCGGAGTTGTTTTTGATCTCATGCTTGAACTTGTTGGCGGCTGTAATCAGCTTGTCCAACGTAAACTCCAGACTTGCCAGCTCCTTGTGGAACATGTCTGCGCGATCAGTGGTTTGCACAATCTCACTGCGGTTGGCAATGATGTAGTTAAACAACTCAAACATGTTGCTCACTACAATCGACTGGCTAGCAAACTTCTTGATCGAGTCTTCGTCGAGATACTCGTTAATGGAATCAAAGTGCTCATTCATCAAGCGCATGATGTACTCATTACTGTCACCGGACTTAACCGAGCAACGACCAATAATGAGTTTCCAGTAATCCGGGTTATCGATGTTGTCAATATCGAAGTACGACGAGAGACAGTCTACCACGAACAACAGTGCACTGGCGTATTGCAATCCCATTGCGCTGAGTTCTTTACGCTTACTCGATTTGTTGCGAATTGCAATGCCGTAGTCATGAGGAACAAACTCCCCCAGGAACTTGGCGTTACCAGAACGACTGGCGCGGGTAAAGATCTCCCAACGGTCTTCTGGTTTGCATTCCGACACCAAGACTTCAATGGGTGCGATCTCATAGTCGCATTCCCCAAAGATGTCAATCGCTTTACTGAACCCCATGTCAGCAAAGGTATACCATGCCAGCAACGGCATAGGGGTTTTGGTATCGCTGATCTTGCGTGACTCAGTCGGGCTGTAGAACCGGTTAGCAGCCAGGTTCAGCTCTGTGGTCTTGTACACCAGGTTACCCGTGTCGGTAAGGACTTGGGAGAACTTGAAGTGCTCAGTACCAATCTTGAACTTAAAGCCCAACACCTTAACGAACAAGGCGTTTTCTTTTGTTACCGGTAGGCCACGTTCAGCCAGTACGAATTGCAAGCTGTACTGCGTACCACGCAGCCAAATGTCACCATAGACATCGGTATACGGCAGCATGGTGTACTGCTGCATCTCGATGATCTCACCAGCGCGGTTAACGTATTCAAACATCAACTTAACTGGGTACAACGTTTCCTTGTGAATGTCAAACAGCTTGGTGCTACTCTGGATCAGGTGACTGATGTACTCATCGGGTGATACCTCCTGCACACGTTTAAAGAACACACCACGTTTTTCGATGCTCTTGAAGATCATCCGCAGAGCATTCTCGTAATAGTGAACGGCACCTTCAAACTCGTTTTGATGGAATCCTTCCGTGATGGTAGAGTTAAACCGTGCCATTGAGTTATCAATAGCCTTGGCTAATTTCAGTGACATGAGTGCTCCGTTATGCTGTCAGCAGTTTATACCCCGTGATTGCCACGCCCGCTAAAGTCCCTACGGCTTTAGCGAAGTCCCCCCAGGAATTTTGGGCGCCCTTTTGTTTTACCAGATCAGTGTTCGCCTTGTTCACTGTGTCCTTTATACGGGTCTCGAACTTAAACAAGTCCGAAGCCATTTTGCCGCTGTGCTTCAAGGTAGTAGCTTCCATACGGTGCTCCATCTTGACAGCGTTCAGCTCAAGCTTGTGTTCTTCTTTCGTTTTCGTTAAATCTTGACTCAGGCGAAAGACCGTGGCTTCAGATTTACCTAAGGCCTCGGTAAGGTTTTCAATCTGGGTACGCATGCTGTTGGCGTCTTTATTAAGGTCTCGATTCTTGTTCTCTGCCGTCAAGAATCGTTCTGTGTTGCCTCCTTGATCACACTCGGCTTTTGTTTTGAATAGACCTAGATGTGTTAATTTCTGGTCATCCAATTCACCGAAGGCGTAATATTGGGTCCCCCGTGGTTCAATACCGCGAGAAATACCAACATACAATCCGGGTTGTTTGTTTGCATCATAGTCAACCGGTACCTCAGTCGATTTACCCATGATGTTCGTATAGAGTGGTTTGTTAACCCGATGTGGGTCGTTTACGTAAACAAAGTAGTGCAGTGCTGCTTTACCCTGCATCGATTCGTCACCAGGATTCTCGAAGAGTTCCTGCATGGTGAAGGCCGGAGTATTGAGACAAGGTTGGTCCAAGTTCTCGCTACCCAGGTACAAGGTAATGCCGAGCAGTTCGCTGTGAATAGCGTTGTTACGTTCCACCATGCCTTTATGCAGATCCAATTGGACACGCAAAGTAACTGGCATGCGTAGGTGGAATTCAAGGTTACTTTTCTTTAGCCGTTCATGTTCCTTAGACAGCTCCACCAGAATGGATTTGTCCAGTTTGGTTAGAGCCGCGTTTACGTCGATCATGAGGTTGTCCAGCTGGACGTTCTCAATGACCACGTGAATTTGTTGTTCACTGATGTAGGTGGCTTCACTTCCACGCTGCACAATGTAACTCAAACCACCTTTGATCTTGACAATGATCTCTTTGCTTGAGATGTTGGTGATCCGGTAGTTGAGTTGAAAGCAATTGAGTTCAGTAGCCATGATGAGAACCTCTGCTGACTTCCTTAAAAGCCAATTCGTAGTAACTAGTCACCTTGATAATGTAGGTTTAAAAATTTACAACCAATAACCATAAAGCAAACATAGACCCCCTCCCCCACCCGAAGGCAGGAGAGGGGGTTATGCATGTATCCCTGTTAAGGGGTTACCGCAGCACTACGACACCACGGAGCTTACTCAGGATCTAACACCCCGTAGTAAGCTGCCGCAACCCTTATTACGGGTTTGGGACAGTGCCACCGACGATGTCGATCTTCTGAACAGCCAGCTTGGTCAGCAGGCCTTCGTCACCCAGGAACTCGTGAGCATCTTCGATGGTCAGCGAGCCGATGATGACGTTCAGTGGCCAGTGACGGTAGGTAGGCATGGTCATGACAACACCGAAGTCTTGTTGATCACGAGTCACGTTACCTTGCACGACGATGTTCTCTTTCGAGATGTTCACGCCGATGCCGCCCAGCGGGTTGATGAAGTCGTTGGTGGACGTGTTCTTCGGAACGATCAGCAGTTGGCCGATTTGGCTGTCGAAGTTGGTCTCAACGATGGTCATCGGAGTAACCGGGCCCAGGGAACGAGCATCGCCCGAACGCATCAGGAAGCGCGCCAAGTTCTGGTGAACCACAACGGTCCATTCGATCTTGTCGGTACCGCCGTACTCAGCGATCGCAGCCAGGCCGGACTTGGTGTTCAGCGCAGCGGTGATGTCGCTCAGTTCGTTCAGGAACACGGACGCAACGTTGTCGAAGACGTCGGCGCTGTCCAGGGAGGACACACGGTCGGCGATCTTGAACGAACGGTTGATGGCCGCAGCCGACACGTAGTGCTGACCAGGCAGGACGTTGGAGCCCTGTTGGTTACCAACAACTGGAGAGCCGTCGATCGAGGTGATGTATTTCAGGTGTTCCTGAGCCACATCGAACGCTTTCTTCGAGCACTGGTTGTTGATCGCGATCGACATCTGCTGAATCGCGAAGTCCAGGGAACCCTGGTTAACGTCGTCAGCCGATACTGGGTATTTCACCGATACCGGGCTGTTGCGACGAACGGACAGACGCTTGTCAGCATCGAACACTTCGATACGGTAGCCGAAGTTACCGCGGGAGGTGTTGGAGACGTTACCGCCCAGGTCGATACCAGTAACGGCGCCCAGAGTCAGCGACTTGATCAGCGCTTTCTGAGTGGCGTCAGCCTTGTGCATGGTCACTACGTTACCGGTAGTGATTTCACGCAGACCGTGTACGGTCACTTGACCGGCGTTCAGACGCATTTCGTTGGTCTGGCGCTGGTAGTTGCCGTTCATGCTGATGTTGAGCAGAGGCTCGTAACCAGCGGTCTTGAACGAATCGAACAAGGTTTCGCCGACGGTAGCGCCGGTTTTGTCCAGAACGGCGAAGCCTGGGAAGGCACGCAGATGCAGGTTCACTTCACGGTCGTCGGACGACTGGCCTTGGCTGGTTGGGCCGAAGGTGTTGTTCGAGATCGAAACGGTGTTGATGAAGAAGTTGATCGCAGTCGCGCCCAGCTTGGCGGAAGCAACCAGTTCTTTGATGACCAGCGAGTTGGACTCGAGTTCATCGGTGCTGGTCCATGGACGCTGGCCAGGAACCTGGGTCAGAGCCAGAAGGTTCGGAATGGTGTTCGGAACTTTCAGGTACTGAGTGGCGTGCGAGCTACGGCCGTAAGCGTCGGCTTCCGGGTAGGTGGCAGTGCCTGGAGCGATGATCGCGGCATCAACGAAGAAATCGCGGTTGTCGTCATCGGCGTCTTCTGGGTACACGGCGTGAACGGCCAGGACTTCGTCCTTGAACATTTCGCCAGTACGCAGCAGGCCGAAGATCGGACGCAGTTCGGAAGCCGACTGCCATGCCGAGTTACCGTAGGCGTACGAACCGATACCCGCAGCGCGGACTACCAGGTTGGCGCCTTCGTCTTCGTAACGAACGGTGATGGTGGAGAACAGCGCTTCTGCGCCCGGAGTTTGCAGGTGCGACTGGGCGTTCAAGGTCAGGTTGGCTGCCTTGATGTCCATTTCGCTGCCTTTGAAGTTCTGGAGCGAGAAACCCTCGATACCAGATACTTCGGCCAAAGCCTTGGCGGCTTCGTTCATGATTGCCATCTCGCCGCTAGGAACAGCGGAACGATTCAGGGAACCGGAGAACGCGTCGTAGGTCTTGGCAGTTACGCCAGCGAACAACGTGGACAGTTGATGGCTTTCGACACCCGCGATGTTGGCGGCGCCTTGTTGGAACACTTCGAAGCTCTCAGCGCCGATAACGGAGTTGAGTTGTTGGTTGCCCAGGGCTTGACGAACGGCACTGAAGAGGTTTCCGGTATTCTTCAGAGACGCGGTGACTTGTTTAAAGGCCATGACTCGAATCCTTTACTGAGGATGTGAACAAATATATTTGTCTGTGTATTAGCGCTACACATAAAATACAGTGAAGTTACGGGTTTTGGATACTAACCAGTTTGTAAACCTCTGCCAAGGTAAATTCACCCTGGTTAGGTTTTGGGATTTTGCCGTTGTGAGATTCCATGTATCCCACCTTAGCAAAAATTGTTTCCAGCAAAGCGCCGGAGAAAGTATTGCACTCCAGCGTGTCGAAGCCAGGAGCCTTAGGAGCGTTCTCCCCATTAAATAGCAAAACGATGCTATTCATGCCAACGTCCATACAGCTAAAGGATGTCGTATCCTTAGCAATCGCGGATAAGCTTTCACCGTCCAGGCTATTAAATGCAGCCTCGACCATGCCGGCGTTATAACCTTCACCGAATAGGTGTTTGGGTTCGATCATCAACACACCGAGCTGTTGAGCCACAATGTATTGGAACTTCAGGATGCTTGCGATTTCACCGAAGGTCAACTTCTGATGATATGTTGACAGCTTATTGATATCGCTGCCAGGAATTGCTTGACGGGCCAGCAACTGTTGCATCTCGCTGGTCAGGTAAAAAATACGGACTGACTTCCCTTGAGGGGTCTTAAGAATCATTTTCAGCTCCTAGGGGTTCCCTAATGAACGATTTATTGGTACTGGTTAAGTTGTTGTCCGCGTTGTATCAGGCTAAGAAGCTGAAGGACACTAACCTAATCACGGAACTGGTAGATACGTTGAATGAATTGCCTGTCCCCAATGCTGACGTCTTTACACAAGATAAAGGGATTCGAGACAGCATTCGCGCAACTATCCACTGGCTGTTGAAGCAGCCTGAAGATGAACCGGTCATAAAATCAGCATTGATGCAACGTGTCAACATGTTCGTCAAGAATGATGACGGTTTGAAGGATGCTATCGAACACGGTCTGGAAGACCAGCCAACAGATGAACAAACCCGTAAGCTGATCTATCAACACATTTCTGAGATCCGTTTGAACTCAGAAGGTGAAGAGTTCTCCAAGAAGTTCAAGAAGGCAATTAAAGACTTCTACTTCAAAGACATCAACGACATGGGCAAAGACGATTGGGCTAACCTGATCGACTTGGTACAAGCAGGTGTTAACCAAGGCTTCGAAGAACGTCAATCTGAGATTGTTGCTCAAGTGACGTCTGAAACGCCTGACTCGTTTAACGCTGTCATTGACATGGCGAAGCGTGAGAACAGTCTCGAAGGTATCATGAAGTCAGGTATCCAAGGTTTGAACATTGCCTTGAATCCTGATGGTGGTTTCCGTCGCGGCAAGATGTACATGATTGAAGCACTTACCAACCGCGGTAAGTCGCTGGCCACAAGCCATATGGTTGCAAGTATCGGACTGTACAACAAACCGATGCTCAGGGATAAAGCCAAGATCCCTACGATCCTCCTGGAGTCCGCAGAAGACACCATGGACTTGATCATCATGCGTATGTACAAGTTGGCGCTCTCCGCACGTCATGGTGCAGTGTCAGACTTCCAAACCGCCGAGAACGAAGATATCGTTAGCGCTATCGTCGGTTGCTTTAAAGAAAATGGTTGGTATCTCATCATCAACCAAATTGATTCCAGTAAAGACTCTGCGAACACTATGTTTGCACGTTGCCGTCAACTGGAACTCAAAGGCCACGAAATTATCTTCTGGGCCTACGACTACTGCGGTCTGCAAAACATCGACAAGATCCCTGGCGAAACAAAGTCCGACAAGCTGCAAATGCACTTCCGGAAGATCAGGGGGTTTATTATTGCTCGTGGTATTTGCTTCCTGACGCCTCATCAATTGTCTCCAGCAGCCAAGATGAAGCTACAGGAATCGGACGAAGAGTCTGAGGTGTACTTTGCTCGTGAAGTGTCCGGTAAATCCCTTACTGAGACTTCGACCAAAATCACCAACGAAGTGGATGTGGTTATTACCATCCATGTGGCCAAGACAACCTTCAAAGTTTACTTTACGTTCTGCGTAGGTAAGCAACGGGGCGAGGGTTGTGCACCAGAAGAACGGTTCGGGATCTATGATCTCCATCCTGACCAAGGCTTGATCCATGACATCAACAAGAAACCAGCGTTCCGTCGTAGCTTGACACAACGACTAAATGATAATGGCGAATTAGAGGCCGACTTCGACGACTTCAGTGTAGCAGCATAAAGAAAGATAGAGTCTAATACCCTAACCGCTCGTAGGAGCGGTTAGGGTATTAATATGGCTGCTATAACGAACTACAGCACGCGTAGAGCGCTTTCAATCAATTTGTCGTGCTCTGGCTTAGCCAGCGCGGCGCGCTCCTCAATTTGCTTCTGAGAAGGTTTAGGAAAGATCAAACCCACTAAGGTAATCTTTTTTCTTGCAAGGTTATTTAACATTATTGCTAACTCCCCTATAGAGCAAAGAATGCATCTCTTACCTACGGTAAGAGGCTTAGTTTATATCGTGAAACTCCCCACTGCCCTCCCCCCGGTTTCCCAAGGTTCTACTCTTTCGAGCATAGGCATAGGTAACTGACTGAAGATTTATTTATGCAGCAATTTCATCATCAGAGATGAACAACCCCAAGAGAGAAATCTCCCTGAAGGTAGGTTGCCCAGTAGACTGGGTGTCCATCTGCCACTCTGACTTGATCACATGCACAGTGCCTTCCTTGTACACCAGATTGTTGCTACCACTCATGTAGTAGTAACGCACAGGCATAGCAGGATCGATCAATGAAGCGTCAGAGTTATGCCAAGCTACCTGTACCAGGTTCCCGTCGTTCTTAGCGTTCTCCGTTAGGTGCTTGCAGAGGTTGTTGGTGGGTTCTGCATGATACCCCATCATCTCTTCACCGGAAGCCCGCTTAGACGTCTGGTACTCGGACAGGGAGTCAGCACGGGTGGTCATGGCCTGACCTTTGTTGTAGTACACGCCAGTCTCAGCCATAGCCGCATCAGAAGTGATGATCCGCTTACCAGTACCCACGTTCTGCTTCTTGATGTCAGAACCGTCTTTGGTAGTACCACCACCCGTCGACAGCACTGTCAGTACTTTCCCTTCCTGGTAATACGACCGCTTCAGAGTGGGTATTACGTCTTCAGGCACACGGTACACGTTAAGTACCTTAGGCGCCGTCTCATACCGTCCTGTACGGTAATGTGGGTAGATCCACCACATCCCCTTCCGGTAGTACATCCCCAAGCCCGTGTTGTAGAAACCGAACTCGTCATGCTCCTGCAAGAACATCCCCAGTTTAACCAGAGGTACCGCAGCAGGAATAGCCACATGACTGAAGATACGAGCGTTATCCACCGGCTCTTCGATGTTCACACCCTTAAAGGCATCAGCGCCTGTCAGGGTAAGTCGTGAGCCATACTCGGTCAGGATGCCATGCAGCACATCCTTAAGCGTGGTCATCAACAAGGTATCCGCAACCAATTCGTTCCTGAGCAAGGCATAGCCTGTCTCAAACAACTGGAAGGTCACAGTGATCATGTTGGTGTCGTCTTTGGTAGACAAGTCCGCCATAGCCGAGTTACCGCCCTGCATCTCTGGGTCAGCATCTCCCAGAGGCACAGCCCGCCAACGGCGCATGACCTGCTGGAACCCTACCCGTTCGGTCACCTCGATGTAGAGGTTATCCTTATTGGGTAGCACCTTCCGCATGTAGACGCCCGGTTGGATCTGAGCTTTGATGCGTGCGTTATCGCTGTGGGAAATACCACCCCCATGAGCAGGGCCAAACAGCGACAAGCAAGCAAACCCATTGGGGATCAACAAGGGGATCTGTTCACTAGGTGTTACCACCATGGCGTCAACAGTAAAGACGCGTTCGTAACCGACATCATCGAGGGCATTTGCATGAGCGATGATGTTGGCTATTGGCTTTGGCATCTCCATGATTAGTCTCCTCTGAAGATCCAGTCATTAGTATCGGTGGAAGTGTCCAGGTTGCTCAGGCTATCGGAAGATATCTTGAGCGTTGGGAAGAAGTTACCTGGAGCCGGTTGTTGGTTATCAATCTGGTACTGGTGGTTCTCATGACCTTCCAGCTCGTCCAGGTGACTAACAAAGCTGATGTCCCGCCCTACGCCCTTGTTGAGCATTGGAGTCATGGTAAAGAGCATCCCAAGAGATGCCAGTCCCATACCTTCCTGCTGCTTGTTATCTTTACCAGCATCACGGATAGCCTGGTTGGTAACAAACGGCTTGATCTTCGCATACGTAGGGAACAGCATGTACGCCAAGTTCTCCAACAGCCGCAGTTCCTCACGAGGAGGCGACTTGAACTCGGGTACCGTACGGATCATCTCACACCACAGTGCCAGGTACTCTTGAATCGCTTCGTAAATACCTGGTACTGCTTCGTTAGCCTTTTGGAAACCCAGGTCTTCAGGACCCAGGAGGTTACCCAGGAACCCCAAGATCTGAGGTACCTTCATCTGCCGCAGCTGTGGCTCGTCGTAATAACCGTGGTCGTTAGCGAAGCCAGGCTGATTGTTGTGGTAACGCTCACGCAGGTCATCCATGGTCATCAGGGACTTAGGCGCCACCCAGACGCCATAGACCCGGTGATTCAAGACACTGTGCAGTTCAATCAACCTAGCCCGCACAGCACCATAACGAGGATAAAGCATTTTCATAGAGGAGGTCCGAACTTACGGCTCACCTGAATCAACAGCAGCAGGATAGCGCCGTGGTAGAGTTGTTGCCACTTGTCCAGTTCGAAGTAGCCCTTGCAATAAGTCAAGAGCTTCTCACGATCGACCATCTGGTTCTTCAAGGCATCTACCACCAGGTGTTCGAAATCATTCTGGGGGAGGCCGTCGTAGAACTCAGGGGTGAACAAGTAGGTTGTTTTGTATTCCGGACTGGAGGCTAACAGTGGGAAGCCGTCCATGTTGAAATACGCCCTTTGAATCTGGTAACGCTCTGGATCAGCCACCACCACCCAGTCAAACTTGCTGGAACGCAAGTTCCCGTACTGACGGGTATTGATCAGGCGGTTAGTCGACACGATAGTGATCGTGGAGTTCTTGACCACAGGCAACAGGTTGAAGTCACCACGCATCAGGATCTCCCAGATGGTGATATCACCAAAGCCACCGTACTCTCGCCCACCGTACTGTGTGGAGAACATGTTGATCGGAGGATAGGACGTCCTGAGATCAGCGGGCATTTGCCCTGCCAGGAACTTCACCAGATACTGGTCGTAGATCTTCCGTCCGTTACTGTCTTCCCAGGCAATGGTTCGCTCAGGGTTCCAGTAGAAGGTGTTCATCAGGTAGTTGGCAATGGTCAAGCGCCAGCCGAACAGTTCCTTGGCGGTATTGAACTCTGGCTGTGTAATGATGGAGATACCACCATGCAACGCAGAGTCCTTCGAGTAGACCCATTCCTGTACAACACGGATCTCCAACTGCGCCATGAGTTCTTGGGACAAAATCCCCAGTTTCTCAAAGGTGCAGAGGTAGACCTTGTTGGAGGTGTCGTTACGGATCTCTGGAGGCTGAGCGATATGGAACAGACCCGCCCGACCTTCGCCGATGTCCATAATGGCCACGTCATACATCAACGGAACCAAATCGAAGGCCAGCCACATCTCGAATGAACCAGTGGACTGGCCAGTCGTTGGATCGAATGCATAAGTACCTGCACCGTCCTGTTTACCGATCAGGTTCTTGATACGGGCGTAACTCTGATAGACCGCAGAGTTATCCGGCTGGAATGTGCTCAACTCTTCGTCAGGGCCCAGTTCCCGACGATAGTACTCCATCAGCCGCGGAGTACCGTCCACCATTGTCAGCAACGACGTCTCAGGCGTATAGGCCGAGTCTACAATGGTGTGTTTATAAGCGTCGCTGTAAATCTTGGGGTTTTCCGGTGCTGGCGGAAGCTCTTGCCCAAGGGGGGTGACTTTTAATGGCATTAGCGTTTATCCTCTACCAATACGTAACTGTTGAGGCCGAGGTTCATCATGTACCGGGTTGGATTGTCGCCCGGGAGACCTAAGCCCTTGTCGATGTCTTTGCGGATCTGGTGGATATGATCCAGCCAAGGCTCCGGTAACTTGTCCCAGCGATACCACGGGAAGATAGCCGGCAACAGATTGAGGTCCTGAGGGTTCCTTGCCAGATCCTCCCAGAAGTCGTCTGTGTAGTCACGGATCGCATAATCGAGGGTTACCACGATGTGATGCACATTCTTCATCGTAGGTAGTCTGGAGAGCCTTACAGAGCCTGTCTCATCCATGCTCAGCTGAGTAGGGAGAATCCGCAGGTTATTACTGAACACCCACACCAGGAATGGCGTAGCGTATTGAGTAAACGCCACCTCATGACGACGGAGCATGTAGGCCTTAACTTGCTCATTCCATTTAAAGCCTGGAATGTCGAAGATGTTAACCAACTCCTGGTTCTCGACATTATCCACCGACAGCCGTGCCTGGATGATCGGCTGTACAAAAGGAACTCGCTTCATTACCCAAGGATCGTGCTTAGGCAACTTCATGAAGTAAGGTGCTTCCTGCTGGCGCGTTGTCTGGTTAGACAACCCCCAAGCCACTTCAGGCGCTACCCTTACGTTGAATGGACGATTGAACTGCTCGTTAGGAATAGGAACCCACTTGGCAGGAATCTCATCCTGGTAAACGTCCAATGGGTAGAAGAACTCCCAGTTGGTGAACTCGTTGAAGTAGAAGGAGTACTTTAATTCAACCTCATACTTACCAATGGTGGAACCTTTACGCGCACGCTGAATCTCGGCACCTTCCCAGTTAATGCCAATGTAATCCAAACGCTGCGGAACAACCAGCCGTTTGTTATTGCCAGCCACGTTGGAGATAGTGGTGAAGGGCACTTGGCAATACTTGTTGAACCAGACTCCGAACTCTGGGGTGGTTGGATCGTTCTTGAGAAGCAATCCATGAATGTCCTGCATGCAAGCCAAGATACCGTTGTTCACGCCCATGTGGACCGTGGCGCTGAAGGCCATGTCAGCCACCTGGTTATCGCGCAAACGGTTAATGCGACGCACGTAGTGGTCCGCCAGCTTGGTGCTATTAAACGAGGCTACAACAGAAACGTTAACCTTTACACCGGAGAAGGCTGGGTACAAACCCATAGGCTCTTCGTCATCGGTTAACCATACCGGGCGCTCGGTCGGTTCACGACGCTGGTTGGAATAACCGGTGTTGAATGGAGTATCTTCTTTCTCTACAACCACGTACAGCTTGTTACGGAAAGTACCGTCGGTGTACATGTCACCACGCAAGCCATCGTTACTGTTACTGCCGATCAACTTGGCAACATCATTCTCGCCGTTATAAATGATTTGCGAGGCGTTGTCCAAGCCGTAGTACTTTAGAACGGATCTGAGGGAATCCAGCACCGCTGGGCGAAAGAACGATGCATAGTCGTCCTCAGACATAACGATTGTTTTCAGCATGGGCCTACGCTCATTAATGAAAATAAAAAGATAAGTAATGGAAGGGGTTACCTTCCATTACTAACCAGTGAGGGTGTTACTTCCAGCGCACAGGTACAACCAGGCCACTCGAGAACTGGAGGATCGCAACCAGAGAGATACCGTCGTTCAATTCACTGACCACGATAGCTTCCTGGAAATCTTCCGCCAATAACTTCAACTTAAACCCGAGGGCGCTGATGAAGTCAGACAGCATCTCCGCGTATTCCTGGGAAACACCGTGTACGCCAATACCGCGGTCAACCTCGAAGACTTTACCCGCCAACGCTAAACGTATGCGTTGTTCTTCCAGATCTACCGCAGCTCGTTCCTGTGAACGTGGCTGTGCAGCTTTGTTCTTAACGGTAAAGATCAACGCCCCGCTCAGACTGGTGCTAGACGACAGCATTGGAACCGAGACCTGGTACTGATCTTTGCCCGCAAACTCAACCAGAGCGCCGTTAACGTTGTAGTCCACCTTATCCAACAGATGAAGCTGGTACGTGTCCGATAGCTCTTGGATGATCGAACCCAGAGGATCACCCTCGCTAGCCACAACTTCAGGTGCCTTGCGTGACATCACTTGCAAGAGGTTACCCTTACTCATGTAGGCCAACTGGGTGACGTCATCCTTCTCAACCAGGAATGCAGTACGGGTAGGTTCCGCAGTTGCGCTCTTAACTGTGTAACCTTCGGGAAGCTGCTTCTGGATACGAGCAAGAATCTCCGGGTGGACGTTTTCCAAGGCCATTGCCATTACTCCTTCTTAGCGGCTTTATCGTCTTTAGCTTCTTTAGGTTCAGCAGCCGGGAAGATCTTGGTGGAGATACCCTGTACTGCTTTACGGATACCACTGACCAGTTTCTTGTGTTTGGTAACTTGATCCTTGACGGTCTTAACCGCTTCTTTGGCAGCAGCAGTAGCTTCCGTCGTTGCCTTCTTGGCAGTACTGACGACTTCCTTGTTTTTCTCGTCCTTACCAGTCACGCCGCTGGCAGCCGTTTTAAGGTCGGCCAGTTTCTTTTTGGCATCCGCTAGCGCTTTATCCAGAGTAGACGCATTACCCGATTGCTTTTGCAACAGCCCCATCAACTTGTCGAGGCAAGCAGAGGCGTCAGCCTTGGTGTTAAGACCGCCAACGATGGTACTGAACTCACCCGATGGATCAGACTCAGCCGCCAACTTAACCAGCCCTGCTTTAGCAGTAGGGTTGATCTGGTCGCCGCTACCTTCCTTGGCTGCCGCCAGGTCCTTCTTGTTTGCTTCTGCTGTCTCGCCCACGGCTTTTGCTGCTCCACTGTCGTCACTGGAAGAGAACCATTCGCTAATGGCATTAAAGGACTCTGTGATCATGCTCCAGGCCTTCATTGCCATATCCTTGATTCCGTCAAGGATTGCACCTTCAGTGCCCTCTACGGCGCTCATGCGCACGTCACGGGCACTGGCCGCACCGATGAGGTAACGAGATGCATAACTGTCCACACCATTCAGGTAGTCTTCCATACCTTGAATCAAGGCGATGGTCCCATCGGCTACACAGCCACAGGCACAGTCAGCGTTCTGCTGGCAACCTTCTGGTAGTTCGAAATCTGGTTCTGGAGGCTCTGGCAGCTCTTCCAGTTGCGAAGGTGCGAACTCTTCTACACCCGCGAGCATGCCCAGACGACTGGTCACAAACACGTCGACGATGTTCAACACCTTCTCGGCGTATTCGATCGTACGGATCTGTGCCTGGATGACGGCCAGGTTTGGTTGCTCATGACCCTCATAAAGGTCGATGAAAAACTGGAGCCTCTTGTGAGCCCATTCGATCCACTCGTTAACCGCGTTACCTGACATGTTCTCGGAGTTCTTGTTACCCAGTGCGCAGACCTGCATGGCCACATTACGCTCTGGGGTATAGCTACCGTTCTGAACGTCAGCCAGCAGTTCGCCCAGATACTGGTTTACCAGCCAGTTGACCAACAACTCGCTACCGTCGTAATAAGCCAGACGGTTTTCGATAGCCCCTACAACACGGATCATCCGCTCCTTAGCGGAGTTCTCGTCATTGTTGTCTTGATCCACAACGTAGTCAAGACCCATAGAGCGCAGCAGGTCGACCATCACTGGATTGTTTTCAGCGTTCAGGTTAGCCGCTCTGCCAGTTAGCAATAAACTGACCAGGCCCAGCTCAAAATACAAATTCATTCCACACCCCTCACTGATACTTGATGATCACAGTGCCACGGTAGTACGTAGCCCGTTGAGCCGTTACGTGGAGATAACCCTCACTCGTACCCAGATCCACTTCAAACCGGGACAGGTCGCTTAGGCCAACAAGACGCAGCCAGTTGTAAAACAAGCCGGTCAATTCGTCACTTTGGTCAGTCAGGGGTTCCTCACCAACCACAATGCTTTCTTCCACCCGGCTATCGACCAGGTCTTGGATGTCTTGCAGGTTGATCAGTTCTGATGTACCGAAGGTGAGCCCGGTGATGTCCTGGGGAATGTCTTTAAACAGTTCCCCCAGGTCGACCTTATCAATCAGCTGCCCGCTACCAGATCCACCCAGCTCAAGATAACTGAACACGGTATCGCTAACGGAACGACCTGCTCCGAAACGAGGGTTAACTCCTTCGATGCCTTGCTGTTCCATAGCCTTGGCGACCAACAGCGTTTTGTTAAAGCAATTCAAGCGCATGATTGATTACCCTTTGGTTTCTACGCTGCTGTTAACGATATCACTCGCGCTGCTGTACACCTTGAACACGAGTGTCTCCAAGATCTTGATACCTGCCATGCCGTTACGGACGATCTCCTGCAAGCTACTGCTCACAGCCTTAGCCGCAGCCTCGTCGTTTATCTCCATTTGGTTGGCGAACTCAAGGCTCTTGTTGAGACCGCTGATAAAGACCTTTTCCAGCGTGACAGATTTCTGGATCATGCCATCAAAGGTAGTGTTCATTGTCTGAAGACTTTTGGCTAATGCACGAGTGGTGGTCTCGGTACTGATAAAGCCGGCGTTCTTATCCGACTCCAACAGATCAGGATCGGCCTTCAGCGACAGCTTGCCGTGTGCAGTGATGGAGATGTTCGTCCCACCAATGAAAGGAGCCGGGTCTTTACCGAAGATCTTGACCAGCGCAGCCTGGTGGTCTTTAAAGAGCTTCTCCAGTTCACCCTTAACCTTGCTAAGTTGTCCACTGGAGATATACAGCCGCTCAGCCTCATTGACCGTATCGCCCACTTCTTTGGTGTAGGCAGATACTTTGGCAGCAGCTGCGTTCCACTCGGTAATGGCCTTCGGCATCCAATCCAGGTTAGCAGGGATCTTTGCCTTGCTAGCCCAGAAGTTCATATAACCGGTTGGGTAATGGGTGAAGTGTTTCTTAACCCCATTGGCGTCCAACTTCTCAAGGAGGTTTTTGTTCTTACGAGCGGCCACTTCCTTCTTGCCCGTAAAGAAGCTGAACACCCACTTGAAGAAGTTCTTCACAGCAGTGATCAGAGCGCCCACCATGTCCTTGATCCAGCTCAGGAAACCTTCGTTACCCTGAACACTGCTCAGATCTTGTTGGCGAGGAATGTGCGAGAAGATGTATTGGTAGTACAACGACTCGGTACCCGACACCTTGTCGTATTCATCCGACAGGTCATCGATCTTGTCATCTGGGGCATCCACAACGCTCTCAGGATTCTCGGCGTTGTAGAGTGCTTCAACAGTGGGCGTATTGATAAAACGACGAGCAAGCACTGGTTGCGTCATGGTTAAATTACCTGTTAAAAAAGGATATGTAGCAAAACCTATAGCATCCCTTGAAAAAACAAAATGCAGCCATAAGACTACTAAGGGCGATTGCTCGCCCTTAGTAGCTACCTTACGGTGTTACAGCAACAGCTACGACGCCTTAGAGGGCGATGTGAGCTGCAACGCAGTCCAGCGCAGCGCCGGCAACGTTGATCATGAACTTGGTCATGTTGGTGGTAACAGTCGAAGCCGAGCTGTACACCGCTTTAACCAGGGTCACTTTGGCGTTGACTTCCGACGCTTGGTCGTTGTCGCCAGCCTTGACAGCGTTCAGGGAACCGATCACGCGATCACGCTCGGCAGCGCTGAAGGCCTTGGCCACTTTGGCCATACGGATGCCGGTAGCAACGCCTTTGGTTTCGCCGATCTCTTTCAGCAGAGCCGACTTGTCCATTTTGGCTTTGACATCGGAACCGCCGACCAGCTTCTTGGCTTCCGGGTCTTTCATGACCACGAACTTCAGGGAGCGTGCAGCGTTGGCCGCGTCGGCCATGTTCTTGATGTCGCTGTCGATGAACGACGCCTGGATGCGAACACCGTTGATCACGCCGATCAGCACGTCGTGAGTACCGGCCTTCTTCTCGTTGTACTTGCCGGCCGACTTGGCGTCCGACTTGATCGCGGAGACAACACCGGCGTAAGCCGACTTGAACTCTTCCAGGGTGATGCCGTTGACGTTCTTGCCCAGCTCGGTGAGCTTGGTGACCGCGGCCTGGGAGTTTTCGAAGCCTTTCGACTTGATGCTGCTCATGCCTTTGTTGGCATAGTCGATGTAGACGTTCCAGCCGCCGAGTTTGATGGTCTCTTTGACTTTGGAACCGTCTTCCAGGCGCTTCTTCAGCTGCTCGCAGCGACGCTCGATCGCAGAAGCCTTGTCGAAGATCGACACGAAGAAGTTGATGACGGTGTTGAAGATGTGCTTGATGAACTCGATAGCCTTACGGCCGTATTCCTTGATCGAGTCCATGATGCCTTCGATGCCCTGGCGAGCATACATCTGAGCGGTCGAAGCGTCGGTGATGGATTCAGCACCCATGCGGTCGCCCTGGATGTTTGCGCCCAGCTTGTTACCGAGCTTCACGCCGCGGTTGTACAGGTTGGCGAAGGCCAGGCTGTTGAAGTTGCCGGAGTTCAGCAGGGATTCCATGCCTTCAACGACTTCGGTCGCTTCTTCGACAGCTTCTTCCAGGTCGTCGACCTTGGCAACCAGCTGTTCAACTTGCTGGGATTGCTCTTCGATCGCCACGGTCACTTCAGCGATTTCGGTTTTGACGACGTCTTCAACCGCGTCAACTACGCCAGCAGCGCCGCCGCCCAGTTCCAGTTCTTCGGCGCCTTTGTACATATCAAGAAAGTCGAGGCTCATTACATGTATCCTTTTTCGTTAACGAAGGAAAATTGAGTGTTTAATTAAACATCAAGCGAAAACACCAAGCACACCATGAATGTACCTGTCGGTGTAGCTGACCACCCGAGGAGTGAATCCGCTATAGAATGCCAAAGCATTGGCCTCACCGCCGAGGAGTTTCTCACCCTCTGCCATAGCACTTGAACTAACCTTATCCAGCTTGCTGAGGTTAGCGTCGACTGACTTAACCATCTCACCCCAGCTCTTGATAAAGCTCAAGTAACTGTCGTAAGATGCCTTCAAGCGCTTGTGCATGGAGTTGATCTTGTCCAGCTTGGTCAGAATTGCACTGACTTCAGACTTCGACAAAGTCACGGTAGACCCAGATTCAGCAGGCGCGTCTCCACCTATAACATATTTCGGATTCTTGCCGTCACCGTATACACATTCCCAGACCTTGCCACCTGGCAGGGTATCTGAGTACGTTGTGGCTGCCTTGGAATGTGGCAGTTTAAACGTAGGGTACTTCACCGCCTCGAACTCCTCCACAATCGCGAAGATGTTTTCAGACGAAGAAACCCCTTTGAGTTTACGGGCAACAATCAGCTGTTTGTCCAGGTAACTCAGAATATCTTTGCTGTGCTTGTCCAATGAGTCCAGTGCACTCAGCAAAGTGTCCATATCATGACTGATATGACCAATGTCGCCATTAGCCGTCAACAGAGCAATCGTGGTTTTGCTGAGGTTCAACTCATGATCCTCGACCTTGCTGAAGTTTTGCATCAGCTTACGGATCAAGGTATCGTTGTCACTGAAGGCACGGTACAACCCGGAGCCTGCTGCACCCAAAGCCTTGCCAAACAGGTCGATAGTTTTACCGCCGACCCACTTGCTGACCTCGAGCATGCCAGAGCCAAGCTCCTTGACGTTCTCCATAAAGTCTTCGTTGCCGTCTACCTGAACCTTTACCCGATGAGGCGTATCAGCCAGTTGACGACCCATCGACCACAGGTCATTCTCAACGCCCAGATTTTCGAGACGATTGTCCAAGCAGTTGCGGTACAGTTGCTTTGTGCTCATAACCAGTTCCTTCCCCTTACGGGGTGTTGGCTTTAACCGAGAGGTTCGACAGCTCAATCAAGCCGTGAATCACCAGGGTCAAGTAGCTGGTCAGAGTAGAACGAAGCGTGAGCAGCTCCATCTGGTTCTTGCGCACGATCTGCGAGAACGCCGTGAGGACTTTGTCCTTGAGTTCATCGTCCATCTGCGACTCGTAGATACCCTTGGCAACATCGTTGTAATCGTTGTCCGTGAGTTTGTACTTATCGCCAGCTTCGAAGACCTTGGTCCATTCCTTCAGCAGCTCTTTCAGGTGTTTTGCAATTACCTTAATCTGCTGGGAGGAAAGACTCTTCACTTCGTTACCAAGCTTCGGATAGATGATCTCCGAGCTGTTCTCGAACCCAGTCAACTCCTCATTGAGGTAGATCTGGAGGAACTGCTCGACGTCGTCCGGCGTGTGCATGCGGTAGTTCGGCTTGGTCTGACGGATGTCAATGAAGTACGCGCCGCCCATCAACTCAACCGACTGCTTCGCTGTTACACGACCAGTGGTGAAGTCTTTGTTGGGTTTGTTACATTCCTTGAACGGAGTCGACGGCAGAGTAGACGGTAGATCGAGGAAACGTTCCAACCCCAACGCTTGATCCATGCCTGCAAACCCGCCAAAGTAGCTCAGGACTGCATTCATGTTGTTCTTGCTGTTGAGGTAGTAGTTCGAACTCACTGCCGAGATAGTGCGACTCAGCTTGCTGACATCACCTGTCCAGTCGCCGCTGATCTTGCCGTTAACCTTAAACAGGTTATACAGGCGAGCACCGAGCAACAGGCTTTCGCGGTTCTCATCAAAGCTCGGAGTGGTGTCGATACCACGTTCCAAAGCCTCAACCGCTTCCATCAGGCTGTCCTGGTTCTGCGTGAACACAATGTAAGCTTCACGGAAACCATCGCCGATATGAACGACCACTTCCTTAGACTTGCGGAAGAAGTCGCCCAGGAAGCTCTCACAGCCCATTAGGCGGGTCATGAGGTAATCTTCCGGCATCAGGGTGCGTCCGAGGGCTTCCGCGCCTTCTACGCTGTCCAAACCGCTTACAGGCGGAATGTCGACGTTGGAGCGTACCAGCGAGGCGTCCATGGCATTGGCCAGCTCAGGGGTCACCTGGTGGGGTTCAGTGCCTTCCAGCACCGCCTTTACCATGCCGACCCGGTTCTTGCTGTCGTCCAGACGGTTCTGGAAACGATCAAGGTCGCCAGTGTCTTTGGCCAAGCTAACAATCTCAGCAGACTTAACTGCGGAGATAGCGGCCATTTCAGCCGCCAGTTGTAGCTCTTGGTTAATTTGACCCATAGTAGGACTCTCCTCCGAGAAGCAAGAAGATACGCCCGACAACGCCTGCTCCTACGCCTGCCATGAGACGAAAGAGGTCGTTGTCGTAGACCGTGTCCCCATCCTGCAAGAAAGCCGCATGGCCGCCTGTACGAGTGGTGGGTGTGTATGTACCGTAACGGGTACTGTTAGCATCCACGAGTTTGTTCTCTTGGATGCCCAGCGATGTGATCAACTGCCGATGACCGCAACGACCATTCAGGTAATGAATGATGTCACGGATCAGTTCAGCCAATGGGCCCTTGCCATTGTCGAAGTTGACTTCCATCCACCCTGCGAAAGAAGTGCCGGTCATGGCTTTAACTTCCCGCAGGGTTTCGATGGTAACGTCACCTTTCATGATCAGTTCAAAATCCTGGTACGCATCCTGACGGAGGTACTTAAGGTTCTTGAACATGGCGTCAAGCTCACCATCACCGAGGTGAGCGCTGACGTACCCGTTGTTACCCCGGCGAAATTCAGGCATAGTCGGCCTCGATCTCGGAAATGGTGTGGTCGTTGCGAATGATCTTGTCCTGGTAGATCTCGATACGACGATCCAGCTCAGGGTCATTCGTGCCATTACGCTTGTTGATCGCTTGCGAGATCTTCATAGCGAAGTATTCGTTGTCACGACGCATGCGCTCAATGCGGACGGTCTGGATCTTGCTGATACCCACACCCAGCCAGAACAGCGGGTTAACCAGGTGGATACCGAAGCCCTTTTGCAGCAGGTCAACTTGACCCTTACCGCCAGTGCTTTCCATGACGTCCAACGAGGTCTGCGAGATTTCGATGTCTGGCAGGTTGCTCATGTTCTTCATGATGGTCGCTGCGCCGCGCAGCAGGTCCACGGTGAAGTTGTTGTAGAACGCCGCAGTACCGTTGATCCAACGCAGGTCAACACCGTTCAGGTAACGAGCCGGGTCAACTTTCTGGTTGTTCATGGTCAGCAATACATCGTAGACCATGCGGGTGTAACGCAGCCAGAAGTTCAGATACTCGACGACGTTCAACAGGTTAGCCTGCTTAACAGTCATGGTGTGACCGTCCCACAGGCTGTCCTTGTAGCTGTTAACAGCCTTGGTCAGCTCAGTGGTCAGCGCATCGATAGCGCCCAGGTTGTGCTGGCTCACGCTCACCAGATCATGGCCATTGAAGCCTGCACCGGTAATCGCTTTCTTCAGCGACTTGGTGATGACCCAGTGTTCGATCTGGTCGCTCAGGTCGATGTTGTTGCTCTGGAGGTTTTCCAGACCGGCCTTCAGGTCGTCGCCCGCTACCTTGATGTTCAGGATAGCCGCCAGGATTTCGTTCTTCTTTACAGCCTTTACTTTCCCGACATAGGAGAAAATATCCATCACATGCCTCCGTTGAGCAATTTGACCAGGTCCGCCAGCGTGTTGGAACCGGAATCTTTCTTGGATTTAACGGCGATATCCTTACGGGTGTAGACTTCTGGCATATCGCTGCCGTGGGTGTAGAAGGTGTAGATGCCGCGGTCTTCGTTGCAGACGACGATGGTATTAGCCACTACCGCTTTGAAGATGCCTGCACGCGCTACTGGGTCGCGGAAACGCTTACCGAGGTCCAGTTCCAGCTGGGTAGCCGATTCCTGGGACATGATGAACGAGTTGGCCATGCTGTTGAAGCTGATGACACCGGTGCGAACAGCGGTCAGCTTGTTGCCGGTTTCACGACGCAGGGCTTCTTTGTAGTAGCCCGACATCTCCTCGTTCTTGATGTTGAAGCGTTCTTTGATGATATCCTTACCGCTGAGGAATTCAGGGTAGGTGATCTCACGGGTCTTCGCCATGGTCAGGCGAGCAAAGAAGCCTTCTTCGATCTTGGCAGCCGAGAAGGTACGCTTCATGTCTTTGAACGACATCGGAACCGGGATCTGACGGAAGGTCAGCGGGAAGTCGATCTTGTTGCCACGCTCGGTGGTCAGGGTAGCGTTAACCACCTTACCAACGGCCAGCGGGGTGTACTCGTTCAGATCCGGCATGGACTTGCCGCCGACTTGAACATAGTGCACGTCCGGCTTATTGTCATCGCCGTCTTTTGGTTTGTCGCCGTTGGGGATGTTGTTGTCCATGGCTTCACAGCCCATCAGCGCCAACATACCAGCACGGTTCGGGTTGATCGAACCGATAACGTCCTTGATCTGCACACCCATTGCCACGGTGCCTTCCAGCGCCAGGTGAGTCAGGGTCGCCACCACGTCACGCAGCATAATGATCTGCATGAGATCGGCCATGAATTCTTGGTGCAACAGCGTCTGCTCAACACCCACCATTGGGGCGATGATAGCGCGGTTAGCACTCTCATGGACCGATGTGGTCGAGACCACATTGTATGAACGTTGAACCTGGCCCGCCACCTTGGCGGCGGAGTTTATGTCTTTGCTATCGGGATAAAACTTGGCTGCAATATCCAGCAGGTAAGACCCCAAACCCAGTAAGTTACCAATCATTTTTAATTACCTTCATTAATGGGAGCCAGAGAAATGGCGGATGATCCGAATCAGTATAACGGGTGGTACGACAAGACCCCAGGGAATGAAGAACCCGCAGGCGATCTAAACTCCCAGACCTATGACGACTGGCTAGAGTATGCGTTTCGAGAAAACGGTGGACCCGGCTACTCGAGCGCACTGATCAGCATGTTGAAAGGGGTACGAATTCTAGGCCCTGGGAACCAGTTGGCTCCCATCCCCGACGACACCATAGGATTAGTCTTTATTAACCGGCCGTTGTTGAACTTATCCGACGAAAACGTGATAAAACATCCTCAAATGTTGCCGTTGTACAACCCTGATCGCAATACCCTGCAACATTACGTTAAGGGGTTGTTGGATCCGGTGTGGGGACGGGCCAACAGTGGTAACAGCGCCATGCTGGATCCGTTGTATCCATGGATGGGTTGCTTGACTAACCTGGTTAAAGTGTCTTCGGGCTTTCCTGACGTGCAGATGCCAGTAGAGAAGTCTACGCCAGGTATCCGTAAAGAGGTCTATCAGTACCCTAACGGGATTCTGAAGGTCAACTACGACTACGACATGCGGCTAACCTTCCACAACCCTAAACCGGGCGTGGTGCCGTTTATCTTCGATGTGATAAACCACTACATCGAAGGGGTAACGCTGGGTGACGAAGGCATGGAGCCTTATCCGGAAGCCTTGATCCAGAACTACCGTGATTACGATATGCGTGTCTATCATGTCATCATGAACAAGAACATGCGCAGTATCGAAGGCATTTACATGAACGGCTATTCCTGGCCTAACACCTACCCGTCGGGTGCGTTCAGTACCATCGACCGTACGCAGAACAGTTTGCGGGGTCAGGGTCAGGATGAAGTGGAGATCAACTTTCCAAGTGTGGTCTTCCGTTACAACAACTTGCGTGTGGCGGACATGTTTAACCGTACCACGCTGTTCTTTAATCCAAACATGAACCCAAGCGTTCGGGATGCCAACTACCGTAAGTTGCAGTTCAGTGAGTACTACGCTGCTAACTACGCGTTGTGCTATCCCTGGATCAACCTGAACTCGATGGAAATGGAATACTGGGGTGCTAAGTAAATGGCGGACATTACACAAAGCGAACTGATCGCACTAGCTAACAACCCTATTCGGGGGATTAACCGAATTGTTAACCAGGTTGAAAAGGACTACTTCGGGCGGTCAGTCAACCTCAACAGCAAGACCCACCCGTTTGTCCTGGGTACAGACATTATCCTGGGTTCTGCTCACGGGATCCTTAACCGGATTGACGACAGCATTGCCAAGCTGTTCCCCGCCCATGCTCGCACTACCGCTGATCTCAGTCGCCACATGTCTGAAGAAGAGCAGGTGGGGATGTTCGGTACACCGTCGATCATGGAGTTGCAGTACGCCATCAACACTGCGGTCTATATGTCGCTGGCTAAGGACGTTACGGTTACCCTGGGCAAAACCACCTTTACGTACAAGATGCTGTTGTTGCCTAAGGACACTGAGCTGACCTTCGGTGGTTATACCTTTGCGATCGAGAACGGTATTGAAATCCGTTACAGTGAGCAAACCGGTTACCAGGTGGTTTATGACGACACCACCAACAGCCCGCTCAATCCGATTGCCAACAACCTGCTGATACGTCGGGTTACCCCAAACGGTTACCTGACTATTGTCATCCCTTGCCGGCAGTTGGTGTGTCAACCTACTGAGAACTTGACCTCTAACCAGAGTTCCGGTTGCAGTGGCGATGTCATCTTCCAGGACTACCTGTATTCGGTCAGGGCGTTCCAAACGGTAGGTGGGGTTAAGAGCGAGATTCTGGTGAGTTATGACCAGGACGTGTTCAACCCAAGCACGGTTACCCTGGCTCTGAGTCTGGATGTCAGTAACCAGCGGTATAACTACAAGATTCCGGACGTCTATATCGCTAACGGGTTGGGTGTCGGGACTATCGACATCTATACCTACACCACCAAGGGTGAGTTGCTGAAAGACTTTACCCAAACGGCTATCGGTGATGTTGGTGTGAACTACCAGGACTACCGCTTTGGTGCTGGTACGTTGGGTTCGTTCTCCAGCGCATTGAAGTCTTCGGGTGGTATGGCATGGCGTGCAATGACCCCTACATCGGGTGGTAGCAACGCTATCCCGTTTGCTCAGATGAAGGCTTCCTTCATCAACGGCCGTCGTCAGCGTAATCTGCCGATCACTGAGAACAACCTGATTGGTACCGTAGAGAACTACGGTTACAACTCGGTTAAGTCCATCGACTACATGACCAAGCGTAGCTACTCGGTGACCAAGGAACTGCGGATCCAGGACAACAAGAAGCTGTTTGCACCTATGGCGTGTTTCGTGGGTAGTTATCTGGCTTCGGTGAACAGTCTGATTGGTAGTGGTGTGGTGATCGACAATGGTCAGCGTATTACCATTCCACACAACGTGCTGTTTGACATCAGCCAGCCAACCACCGTGTTGATCAACCAGGTAACCAAAAACAGCTACGAAGCTAAGAGCAACGAAGCTAAGGTCGACCTGGTAGCCAGCACTACGTTGGTGTACACGCCGTTCTACTACGTGATGGACCTGACCAACACTCAAGCAGTGTTGCGCACCTATCACCTGGATGAGCCCAAGTTCAAGAGCCAGACGTTTAAGGCTGAGAACAGTCTGTTGGGTATCGACGTGGGCGTGGGTTCTGTGGCAATTGAGCAGAACGATAACGGCTACCTGATTACAGTGATTACTGCTTCCGGTAAGAGCTATAAGGAACTGGATGACTCTACCCTGGGCGTTCAGTTGTCGGTACAGCCAGAAGATACCAATAGCCTGGCCAGCATGGCAGCTACGTTGTATGGCTTGACAGAAGACGGTGAGCGGATCTGGCAGTTCACATTGGACAGCCGGTTTGACGTGGATGTTAACGACGTTATCTACTTCACCAACTTCAGCCAGTTCGGTAACACTCAGCCTACAACGGGCGTGCCGCTGGATCTGGACATGCTGTTCCTCTTTACCTTCCAAGGCGATAAGGCTAACACAGCGACTTCCTCGGATGACAAGATCGATCAGTCCCTGTTCAGTGTGCCGATGGTGGCCATCATCGAAACCCAGTACGCAGTAACACTGGGCAAGAAGCTGGGTAACCTGTACAGCCGGATTCGTCCGCTGGTAGGAGAGGCGCAGTACAAGAAGTATGGCGTGGATGTTCCATTTACCTATCCAGAGACTATCTACAAGCGTAACGAAAATGAAGAGATCATCTTCATTGACGGTGTAGCGCAGGTAGAGCATATGGTGGGCGACCTGATGTACGATAACAACGTACCGCCTCGGGTTCAGTTGGAATACACCAAAGACGACTACATGATGGACAGTGATGGCAACTACATCACGGTCGCCCCTCGTGACTTGCTGTATCACTGGGACTTCATCGGGTTTGATGGCGCCTACTACTTCAGTCATGACGCTTATGACGTGCAGTTTGCTCAAGAGACCAAAGACTACTTTGTGGATGTGATCAGTCAGGACATGGCTTACTTTGCATCGTCTGCACTCGATCAGACCAGCCTGGTTTACCAGCCGCGTAATAAGCTGGGGTATCAGAAGGTAGTGGTCAACAGCAACTACACCAGTTACCTGCGTCAAGACCTGAGCTTCGTAGTCACCTATTACCTGACGGCGGCCGGCATGAAGAACCCAAGCCTGAAAGACTCGCTGGATGCCAGCACTCCACAGACGCTTAACGAAGGTCTGTTCGGGGCTACGACGTTCAGTGTTAACGACCTGGCTTGGCGATTGAAAGACGGGACGTCTTCTGAGGTGGTTGCTGTTAAGTTGAGTGCAGTGGCGGGTGATAGCACTGTGGACGTGATCAGTAACGCTGATGACCTCACAGGCTTCAGTATCCGTAAACTGCTGCAACAGAGTTCGGATGGATTGTTGTCGATTAAGGAAGACATTGACATCGTCTTCTTGCCGCATGACGCATCCATGGTCAACATGGGTCCGGTGTAAAGCAGCTATAAGCCCTCCTACTCCCGCAAAGGAGTAGGAGGGCTATGGCCGTTACGCAGCAGTTGTAACAGAGTACTTCTCGTTCAAGAACTGAGCGAACAAGAACGGCAACTGAATCTTGCTAGTCATGTCGCTAGTACGCCAGGAGAAGTCTTTCAGGCTGTAGCCCGACATCTTCAGGTCTGGATAGAACGCACTATCCATATAAGCCGCGTGTGCCTTGGTCAAGGTTTCAGCGAACTCATTGATGAACAGGTAGTCCCCGTTGATTACCACGTCTGGAACACGATTGAGCTGATCCCACGAAGTGACCGTACCGTCACGCAGCTTCGGTTCGGCTTCGTAGAAGTAACCGTCTGTGTAGGCCGCGTACTTCAGCACTTCACAACGGAACTCGTTCAGGCGCTCCTGGTTCTCAACAGTGAACCCGGCGTCCATCAAGTCCTTCATGGTGGAGTTGACCACGTTCTGGATATAAACGTAGATCGCCTCGAAGTACTCGCGGGTTTCCTTCAGCTGACCGAGTTGCTTACGTGCTTCAGCTACTGGCAAGCCGGCGTAGAGTACCAAAGACTTGTTAGTCTCTGGAAAGCACTCCGACAGCTGTACCAGCAAAGCGTTAGCACGTGAGCTGTCACCCCAGATACCGCGAATAACCTTTGTCGCAATCGGCAACGGCAACCCTTCGCTGTCCATTGCTTCGAACAGGGCTTCGAGTTCGTCGGTGTACGTCTGGGTAGTGACGAGCGCCACATCCTTCAGTTTGACGATCTCTTCCCACATGGCTTCTCGGCTCATAGCATTTTACCCATCCCGATTTGTTTGGTGAAGTTGTTGAGGTTTGTTTTCACCCCACCAAGATCGTTCTTGATCGCGAAGTTAACGTTGGCGGATACCTTCTCCATAAACGTTTTGGCGTCCGCGTCTCTGATGAAGACCCGTTGTTCGATGATTGGGCTCAGGCCTTTGGCGCGTGCGGAGTCCACTGCCTTCTGCATACCTTCAATATCATCGATCACAGCATGATAGTAATAGGCATGAATACGGCCGTACCATTCAACCACACTGACGATCTGCTTCTCAACACGCATAACTTCTTTGTTGATCGCATAGCACATCTGAGTGAAGTTACGAACATCAACAGACATACCCTGGTAAGCCGCCAGCAGCTCAGGGGTATTGTAGTACCCTGCTAACGCAGCGATCTTGTCCGAGTCAGTCTTGTCGACGATCTCAGCCATGGCCTTCCAGTTAATTTTCGAGATATCGATCTCGGAATCAACCAGTTCCTGATAACGCAAGTTCAGGCGTTGGATCTCTGCCATGGTTTCCGTCACGCCGATACCACGAACAGTCATGGCGGCGTTGACCACTTCAGTCTTCAGACGGGTCTGGACCTTATCGAACTTGTTGGCAATCTCGTCGTTGGAGAACTCGAGGCTATAGAGTTCTTTGTACAACTTGCCAAGTACCTCGGTAATATCCCCGGTACCAAGACACAGGATGGTTTCCTGTATGGCTTTGGAAATCACCACCACTTCACTGGAGTTTTCACCCTGGACTTTGTTACCGCTGCTGGCGCGAACGCGAGAGCGGTTGTACTCATCCAGGATAATCTTCTTCAGTTTCTTCTGGGCGACCGTTACCTTGTCAGTTGCAACCTTGATCTTGCCGTTCAGCTGCTGGATAACCGGTACACAGGTAGTCAGCTTTTTGATCTGGTCCACATCGCTATCGAGTCTGTTCTTCAACAGATGGATCTGCGCCATGCGGTCCTGACCTTTCGGCAGGTCACCCAGGAACTTCTCGACGTTGTATTCAGCAGCGTTAAAACCAAAGCTGATCAGAACGTCTTCGAACTCCTTCTTCAGGTTGCCGAGTTCATCATCGATGGCTTTGGTGATCCGCTCACTCTTGCGGAAACCAAAGATCCCCTTGACCATGTCGACAACCCAGTCGATGGCCATACGGATATACTTGATGATGGTTTCGATGAAGTTCTTGAAACCGTCGTAGATGGCGGTGAAGAAGCCCTCAGCGCCAAGACGAGCGTTGCGAGCCGAAGGGAACGGGTCATACTGCTCAACACCCTTGAGTTTAAGGTGACGAGCGACCTGCTTAGAGAATACGCCCAGCGACAGTTGTTCAGCACCCATGACCATAACGGTCGCGTTGTTCTGATCACTGACCTGGTAGTATTCCGTCAGGTCTACTCGTTGTTTGTTTTCGCCTGGCTGATAGGAATCAACAGGGCTCGAGTTACCCATCTGTTGGTAATCGTCGAGGCTAGTAGTAGCATCACTCACGGTTAGCCTCCAGCTCTTTTACCAGGTAGTCGGTCAGCACGGCGCAAGCAGGCAGCTCACCGACGTCAACGTCGTTAACGACCGTGGTGTAGTTGCTCTTGCACGGCAGGGTGCCGGTAGTCATCATGGAACCAGCGATCAGGCCGATACGAACCTGGGCTTGCTTGTGGATCAGAGCAGCCGGGATAGGCGACACGCTGTTCCACTTGTCCAGCATGGCCCAAGCACGTTCGTCCATCTCGGAGGTCCAGCCACCTACGCGGTACGAACGACGGATCAGTGCACGGGTGAAAGGTTCGGCCAGCAGCTTGCTCTGTTCGATTGGGCAGGAGATACCTTTCTCGGTCAGCTCTTTCTTGAATGCGAGTACATGGATCAAATGCGACATGGTAGAGTTCCTTGCAAGAGGGTGGGTTAGGCTTCGTAGGTTTTGTTTTCTTCTTCAGGGCTGGTGTCAGTCCCGTCACGCCGTGCTTTCAAACGCGCCAATTTAACAGCGATGGTGTTCACTTCGTGGTTGGCGATCACAGAAGTGTAGTGTTCGACCTCTTGGGCCTTGAAGTCAGCCTGGCTGAACACCCAACCCATAAAGCGGTGGATCACAGTGGACTCATACCAAGGACGCAGTGTCTCGGCATGTTTCAACAGTTGTTGCACTTCTTCTGCCAGTACCGCTTTCTCGGCAGGAGGCATGTGCTTGTCTTCCTTCAGCTTTTGGATCAACTGACGGGCAGCATCTTCAAAGCGACGGTGGTCAGCGTTGTATGCACCCGAGTAACCCTTGCTGAAGTAGTTCAGAACAAAGATAAAGGCATAGAACACCATTGCCATGAACAAAGCGCCAGCGAGTCCCATAGAGACGCTCAGGCCGATCCAGGCGGGCAA